GATGCTACAATAGATAGCATTTGACAAGTTTCTAGGGGCATTTTGACAACATGTTTGTCGGGTAGAACCTGTGCAGATGCAACAGGGTCTGGATCAGTCACGAAAATGTTCATAATTTAGTTGACAGTAATGTTTGCCATAGGTACACCTTGAGGACCTCCGTTTACATGACCGTTAGGTAATGCATTAAAGGACATAGTGTACCTGTCAAAGTCCGAGGCATGTGGTTCAGACCAATGTCTTAACCAACCTGGGAATACTAATAGTTTACCACGTTTTGCTTTAAAATGCTCAAAAGGACCATCAAAGTAATCTCTTGTAATCTCTAATGTGTCGAGATTACGAATATCTACTGGGTCTTGGAAGACTGTGTTCGAACCTTCTGTGAAATAGAAGACCCCAGAGAGATAAGAATAAGGGTGGCGATGAAGAGGGTGACCAACACCCGACTGGGCAGGTGCAAAATTAGCCCAAGCGAGACTAATTTTAAGTTCGTGACACTGGAGTGCAAGTTCGCATCTAATTTCATCTAATACATCCTCAAAAAATCCCATCAAAGGGAGCATAGGTTTTTCTTTGTGTATGTCACCTCTACTAGTTCTAACACCTGCAGGGTAATTATACATTTGGAAGTTAAGAGTTTTAATAAACTCTAAAGCTTCATCAACCATTCCCATGTCATCATCATCTAACTGGTATTCATACACTCTAGTTGGAAAAATGTCATGGTATTTCTTCATTTAAACTCACACCTCATCATTAGTTCAGTAAGGAATGCAACTAAGTTTATCTCTTGATCCATTACGAATGATGCTTTATATTGATACTCACCTATCACTAGTACCGCTTCGGGTATACTCTTAGGAGTCAGATAGGTATAGAGGTTATCATAGATCTTTCGCATGATCACATGTGGTTCATTATCTATATTAGACTTGACCCACTTCTTCATCTTTGTAAACTCACGTGACTTAAGGTAACTGATTAGATCATTGATCTTTACGTCAGCAACTTGTGCAAGTATACCCACATCTATTTTACCACGAGAAGAATACTTCTGCAATTCATTTAGAGTGCGTCTAAAGTCTGGAAAATGTTTTGTTATTACTTCTGATACTACCTTAAGTTCGAACTCAATTCCTTCAGTCTCAAGTATAGTATTGATTCTCTTGAGGAAAGTTGTTGCTAACTGTGCTTTCTCTTTACCTTTGATGTTAAAATCAACTACAGAACACCTAGAGTGTAGAGGTTCTATGATTTTATTTTTATAATTACACGTGAAGATGAACCGACAGTTCTTTTGGAATTCTTCGATCGATGCACGTAATAATAACTGTACATCTGGTGTCGTATTATCCGCTTCATCCACAATGATAACCTTATGAACTGATGAAGATGCAAGAGAAACAGTAGAAGCAAAGGTCTTTGCCTGATTGCGTACAGTGTCCAAGAATCTACCCTCATCAGACCCATTAATGACATAAAAATCTGCTCCTAACTCTTTACATAGTGCCTTAGCAACAGTTGTTTTACCAACACCTGCTGACCCTGAGAGGAGGAGATTTGGTATCTCACCCTGCACAAGGAATCCTCTAAACATTTGCTTTGTTTCATCTGGAAGTATACATTCATCAATAGTTGTAGGACGATACTTCTCTACCCATAAGAAATCATTCATGAACATACCCCTCGTGTAACTCGCATCCAATATAATGCCTATTGAGAGATTTTGCAACCCTTGCAGTTGTACCTGATCCTAAGAATGGATCTAGTATGATGTCACCTTCCTTACTACCTGCTTTGATACATGGTTCTATAAGGTCAGGTGGGTATACAGCGAAGTGATTCTTCTTCTTACTTGGTTTGTTAGTCACAGACCAAACAGATCTCTTGTTCTTCTTTGGGTAACTCTTATTTAGTCCTGTATGTGGTTGTAATCCAGTGCCAGGATTATGATACTTACCCTTACTACGGTCTCTTGTACCCCAGTCTTTCGCAGGTTCTTTGATCGCTTCGTTATCATAAAAATACTTCTTGTTCTTACTTAATAAGAAGATGTATTCATGTGATTTAGTACACCTATCTCTGACTGACTCAGGCATAGGGTTAGGTTTATGCCAGATAATATCTTGACGTAGATACCATCCGTCTGCACGTAGTGCGAATGCTAACATCCATGGTATACCTATCAGATCTTTCTCTTTGAGACCATCTAATTTGTTACCTCTACGTGGACACTTAGTTGGATGATCTTGATCTGATGTAGCAAGAGTTTGTTTTGCTAATGCTTGACCTTTTCCTGGTCTATAGTTGTAATAACTATCACCCATATTAACCCACAGTGTACCGTCATCATGCATTACATCACGACATGCAGCAAAAACTTCGACTAACTGTTGGACATACTCTTCGGGTGAGTTTTCTTGACCTATCTGATTGTCTTCATCACCATAGTTTCTCAACCCATAGTAAGGAGGAGATGTAACTACCATCCTTACCTTTTCATCTATGGTTTTGAGAGTCTCACGACAGTCACCAATTAATACAGTATCAATACTCACTATCAGGTTCCAATGCGATGAGATATTCTAATGATCCAACACTATTCTCAGCATTCTTACTAATCAAACCAGTAAACTTAGCGACCTTACATCCAAAGATGTCTAGTTTGTAACCTGTGCATGGGTTGTAAGTTGCACTACTAGGTCTGATGACAGATAAGTTCTCTATCTTAAGACAGAAACAGAAATCTTTATCAACTGATCCAAGACCAATCTCTAATGAGTTAGATGTCTTGTTACGTTTGTCAGTTACAACTGCAGTCAACTTACCTTCGAAACCAGTGAAACATATATCTGGTAACTGATAGGTAGATGCTATCTTTTGTATCTGTATTAGGTGTGTGATATCAAGTTTAGTTGATACAACTGGTTCACCTAGATCTTGGATTGCATCTGGTGGTTGAGTAACCATACGTTCTTCAGCATAGTAGTATTTGATTCTACTACCACGGTTAACGATGTCTACTTTCTGTTCTTGGAACTCTACGTCTGCAGTGTTCTGATAACTAAGAGTCTTAATACTATTAATCAAGTTACCAAGATCATAGATGGGTGCTTTCTTAGGAAAACTAAACGCAGGGAAGTCTGCTACAGCAAGTATGTTCTTGTTGTTGGATATCGTGGCGACTTTGTTGCCAGGATGGAATACAATCGATGGGTTAATCTCCCTAAAGGATTGTAACACTTCCATCTCGTACTCAGTAAATTTCATAATCAATAGTTTAATTCCTGCGAGGGTAAATTTTCTACTTCATCATCAGGAAATGAAGTTCCTGAGAAGTAATATAATAGTATAGCATAATGTATGATTTTTAGCACGTCTTTTTTATGCTGACCTTTTTTAGCGTAACGTGATGCATACTTTATGATGTTTGCCTGACAGAATTGTTCTGCTATGTCAATTCCTTCTAGCAAATCAAGGGTTTGTATACCCTTTTCCTGAGAGGAGTAGTGTGCTTGATAGGTTCGGGCAATGTAGTCCTGCACTATCTTGATGGTTTCGTCCTCTCTGTACTTGGATCTCATGTTAATGGGTTCTCCTCTGATAAATCTACTTTAGCATCAATTTTACTATACAACTCAAGGAAGGACTCTTTTGTTTCAGTATCGAAACGATTGAGACATACTTGGATTGCCTTTAGTCTGTTGCCAAAGATTGAGAATGCACGAATAATGTGCACTAGTCTACGTGTAGAGATAACTTCATCAACACCACCTTCAGCGAATGTCTTACGAATGATATCTGCCCACACAGTAAGGTTGTCTATGTACTCTTTGTCACAGCAGTTAAGTTCTGAGCAGTAGTTGTTAAGCATCTTCTTCTCATAGTTAGGAGAAGGATACTCTTGCTCGAATGTGAGTGGGAATCTTTCTAGGAATGCTTCATTAAGTACGTTAGTACCTACGAATCTACCATCGTCAGAACCTTTACCCTTTGTGTTAGCAGTAGCAACAACGGTGAATCCTGCAGCAGGTTCTACTTTGAGACCTATCTTCTTAAGGAATACACCTTTACCTTCTAAGATGGACTGTAAACATAGAATCTTGTTAGATGCTAGGTCTAGTTCATCAAGTAATAGAACTGCACCACGTTGTAGTGCTTCTATCACAGGACCATTATGCCATACTGTGTTGCCATCGACAAGTCTGAATCCACCGATCAAATCATCTTCGTCAGTCTCGACTGTGATGTTGACTCTGATGAGTTCTCTGTTGAGTTGTGCACATGCTTGCTCTATACCTAAAGTCTTACCGTTACCAGATAGACCTGTAATGAATAGTGGATAGAAGATGTTTGACTTGATGACCTTCTTGACATCATTAAAGTTACCGAAGGGAACAAAGTTACCATCCTTATCAGGAACTAATTTTTGTGCAACCTTGCTTTGTACAGCAGGTGCTGCATCATAAGTTTTTTCTAGTACTTCACGTACTGTGAATGTCCAGTTACCTTTACTGGTTTTAGTGATAGCATCTTGGAAGAACTTGTTCTCTAGTCTTCTGTAGATGCTTGGAGTTTTTACCCCGAAATGTGCAGATGCTTCTTTTACTCTATCAGTACCGAAGTCATTCTTATTTGGTGATAAGAAGTTTAGAAGTTCATCGTTTGAGAATTTAGAAGTGAATGCCATGTCGTGTTTGTTGTCTATAGTATTAATAATAAGCCATTGAGGCTAATGAATCAAGTGTTAGTGGACACTTTGTTGAGTGTCACGCAATCTGTCCTGCGAATGAGGATAGAAGTCTTCTGTTTGCTGCTTTACCCTTAAGTGATTTCTTAAATGCAGACCTTAGTTCTCTCTTAGATGGTTCAGCAGAGACTTGCATTTCTGTAGTCTCGTCTGTGTTAAGAGCGATGACGTATAGTTCGTTGTAAGCACTAGTCTTAACAACTGCAACCTTGTCTTGTCTCATTTGTTTCTTGTAAGGATCTGTCTCCCAGATACCGAAACGTGATAGGAAGTGACCTAGTTCTCTTGACTGACATAGACGGAATCCAAGAACGTTACACCACTCATATCTGTCACGAATTACTTTGATAAGTTCGCTAGTGATACCATAACCATTATTCTTACTAGTTGAGTATGTTTTACCAGTCTGTCTGTCACGTAGGATTGTATTGTATCCTAAGTGATATGAATACCACTTATCAACATACTCACTTGGTGCTTTACATACACCAGTTGACTGTGCTTCACCATCAGTAAGAACAACTAGGTGTGTTTTCTCTGTACCATGCTCTCTCTTCCATGTTGGAAGGTAATCTGCCATTACAACTAGACCTTCGTTGAGTGGAGTACCACCTAGACCTAGGAATGCAGGAACAGAAAGTGGTTGTTCTGCTTCGTTTTCCCAGTAGTTGTAGTGACATTCGAAATGACGTGCAACTGCCCATAGATTCTTGCATTGTCTGTGGAAATCTTTGATGTTACCACCACTAGTAAGAAGATTCATAAGTCTGAAGTTCTCATCAATGAAGATGTCATCTTGCTTATGCTCCATGACTTTCTTTGATCTGAATAAATGATCATTTGATGAACCATATGGGTCACCGTTTACGAATGAGAATACATCGAAAGGAATACCAACTTTTCTACAGAACTGACATAGATTGATCAACTGCTTTACAGTATCAAAGATCTCTCTACTCATAGAACCAGACCAGTCTAATAGAAATACAAGACCGTGGTTCTTACCGTCAGGAATCATAGTGATCTTCTGGAAAATATCCTCACTAAACTTATACTTGTGTAGTTTAGTAGTGTCTAGTGTACCAGTCTTAGATTCTTTTGCTCTAGCATATGATGATGCTGCTTTCTTCATTTCGAATTCTTTAACAAGGTAGTTAACATCCTTTACTGTGTCCTTACAGAACTGATTAAAGAGTCTCTCTGTGGCAGCAATCTGTCCATCCTTAGAACATTTCTCCCACCACTCCTCACATCTGTCCCAGATGAGTTTGTTGTCAACAAGAACCTTATCAACATAAACCTTAGGCATATTTGCATATGTTGGTAGTCTGTAGTCATCTACTGCATTAGTTGTCTCTGTAAGTGACTGGTCAAATGATTTCTGAGTTGTTACTTCAGTTGGCATTGGTACGTCAGGTCTGGATGTACCTTCTTCTGGTTCATCACCTTCACCAAACTCACCTTTAGGAGTCTTACCTTCTGATAGATCCTCTAGATCATTCTCTTCACCTTCTTCTCTGAGTTCTGAAGGTTGTGCAGGTACTTCTTTCTGCTCTCCTTCACCTTCACCACCTTCACCCATTGGTATAGAGAATGCATCTAAATCTAATTCTTCCTGTTCCTGTTTCTCTGCTTCATATTCTGCCTTCATGTAATCAAATATGTTCTTAGCACACTCAATACTATCCTCGAATGTCTCAATGGTGCCTACAGCGTCTCTGAGTGCTGTCTCAGCGTCATTAAATGGAATCATATGATATGAACCGATCTTGTAGTGTAGATTGATTCTATCAATAAGTTTTAACTCTTCTATTTCTATGCTATTGATCTCAAAAAAGTCTCTGTCATTTAGTTGCTCGTATCCTTTGTGGAAGTCTTTTACAATACCTGCAAACTTACGCTTGATTAACTTCTCGATACGTGCATCTTCGGTTACGTTTACGAATGACTGAGGTATTCCTGCAGGGATCTCTTCGTTAGGTGTGTATAATGCATGTCCTACCTCATGACCTACGAGCATATTATATACGTCATTGCTTACGTCCCAGATAGGAAGTGTCAATACTCTGTTAGCGACATCAAAGGACGCTGTTGGCACATTCTTGTGCTCTACTAGTAAGTTCTCTGCTGCTAGTAGCTTTGCTAGTGTTCCTCTGATTTCTGTTTGCATTGCTTTCCTCGTGTATATACCTATTATGACAGAGAAACCGCCCCTTGGGACGGTTGAGTAGACACTTTATCAACTGGTTGCGTCTTTTTTTAGCTTGACGCAGTGCCTGTGGTCTTAATTTTCGCTTGGGTGGCTTCCCAGAATTGTGTTGCCAGTTAGGTTTGTACATTAGAATGATGATTCTAGTAGTTCGGGGTGAGTTGCTAACTCAACGTACGTTAGTTCTTCATTATAGACCCACATTAGTTTTTCCCATATGAAATGGAAGTCTTCCTCTGCTAGATCTCGGAAGATAGGTTTATCTCCGTAGTAGATGTGATACGTGCTCATGTGTTATCGTTTAACTGCATGGTAGAGAAGTCGGACTGCTTGTCGAAAGTAATCAATCTCTCGAATTTATCTAATAGTATATCACCTTTATGTGAAATTACAAATAGGTTGACATCATCACCTAATCCTCTCAATATTTTCATTAGTTCATCAGTACTACCCTGATCAAGAGAAGAATCAAATACTTCATCCAATATTAATAGGTTAGTGCTGACACTGTTCTTCATTCTAGCGATCTCTCTCCATGTAAAGAGGAGTGCTAAGTCTATTTTCTGCTTCTCGCCCTCTGAAAATGATGCATATGTAAAGGAATCCCTGTGTCTAGACAGTATTTCTTCACAAAAGTTCTCATCCAGAGTAAAATTGACGTAGAAGTCCATACTCTGCAGGTATTTATTGATTTTATTATTGATAATAGGTATAAATTTCGACACAATTTTTGATTTGATACCATCATCCTTGAGTAAAGTAGAGACTACCTTTAGATTGTCATGCTGTGTGTTAACACCTGCACAAAACTCCTGTTTCTTCTCTAATTTCTTATTAAACCTGACTAATTCCTGCTTTTCTTCCTGTAAATTGGTGGTATTACTACCTGCTTCAGACAATAATTTAGTATTTTCCTTGAGAAGTTTCATCTCCTCCTTAGTTAGTGCCTGTATTTCGTATCTAAAACCATTAACTGCCTTTGCTTTCTCTCTCAGATCCTTAACTTTTAGATCAAGTACCTTAATATTGTCAGTTATCTGTTGATGTGCAGTCTTTAGACCTGATATCTTAGTCTCATAGAAAGTTATCTTCTCTACCTTTAGTTCATCAGATATTTTTTGAGTGCATGTAGGACATTCATTATTATTTTTAAAGAATTCCATAGTGTGACTATGTGATCCTTGTCTAGTCTTCATCTTAGTACGCATGGTCTTATACTGTTCATGCTTATCAATGGTTCTATCTAGTTCTAATAACTTAGGAGTGATAGTATCTATAGATTTCTCTTTAGTTTTAACAAGTTCTTTGATCTCTACTATCCTATCTTCGTTCTCATCAAACTTTGCTTGCACTGCTATCATAGATCTTTGGTCAACCTTCTCTAGGTTCTCTATGTTCTTCTCTTGCATAGCAACCTTCTGCTGTGCTAGTTCTAATTCATACTCACACTGACGTTGTTCTTCTTTTATATCTTTTATTCTCTCCTTGAGGAGTCCATTCATGTATGAGAAGATCTGGATGTCGAGTATATCCTCGATAACTTCTCTCCTGTGACTTGCTCCAAGTTGCATGAATGGTACAAATGTGGATGAACCAAGGATGACGACTTGAGTAAATGATTTGTAGTTGAGTTTGAGAACACTCTGTTCCAAGAATTTCTGCGTATCCTTCTGGGCAGCGTCCTGATCCACCAGTACATTATTTCTATAGATCTCAAAGACATTTGGTTTAATACCTCTTCTAACTTTATAGTTTATAGTTCCAACTTGGAACTCAACCTCTACTAAAGTCTCCTTTTCATTGATACTATTTACCAACTGACTTCTACTAATTTTCCTAAAAGGTTTATTAAACAAAGAAAAGCACAGGGCATCTAACATAGTAGATTTCCCTGCACCGTTTAGTCCAATAATAAGGGTGCTTGGTGTTTCGCTTAGAGGAACTTCAGTGAACTGTTGTCCTGTAGACAGGAAGTTCTTCCAACGAATTTTCTCAAACTTGATCATTCAGTACTTCTTTTATAGGAGGAAACACGATGTCATCTGGTTGGATGATAGTGTAGTGATATCCAAATTGTCCACAGTTTCTTACGACATCCTCTTCGTGGATCTCCTTAACCATCAACTCTCTGCTGTAATTATCTGCAATCAGATGTTGATGGTATCTATCAGCATCATCATGGACATCAAATATCTGCACTACTCTTTCTTTAAGAGTCTCGTCATTAACAGCATACACCCCTCCGCTTCTTTTGTCAACTAGTACGTACATTAGATTCTCTGTGCCTCCACATATAGTGACTTTAATATAGAAAATATCTCATCTTTATTATCAACTTCAGCAACACACTTCTGTAAGATAGTTAGTGTGTCTTCAGATTCTATAGACTCATCTATATCCTCCAAGTATACAAACTGATCCTCAATAATTTTTAGATCAGCAACGTTAGAATCATTTATTTTTTTAAGTATTTGGTCGAATAGTATTTGGTCTTCTTTCTTTTCTACAATAAGTTTAACATAACTACCTCTCAACATATCATAATCTATAGGAGAAGTTTCAGAATCCTTATAGATGATCTTGTGGAACATCTTAGTCGGATTTTTAACAAACGTTAAACGTTTTGTCTTAGTATTTATGACATGGAAACCTCTATCTTGACCGTAATCGTTCCAATATAGTTGGTACGGATTACCGAGGTATTGGATGTTACCCTTTCTACTTCTCATATGGAAGTGACCAGTACATACTAAATCAAACTTAGAATAATCTTCTGGATTATCTCCATGCTCCATAGTATGACCAGGAACTGCTTCGAATCCATTGAGTTCTAGGTGTCCAAGACATATAGATGACTTACTTGCCTTGATAGCATCAGCAGTTTCTTTCCTATTCTCATCACATATCCATGGTAGCATGAAGAAATCTAGTCCACCGATATTTTTATCCTGTGCGTAGTCGTAGATTGTTATATTATTATAGTCTTGCAGTAATAACTGTGGTGAATTAATTCTGAGTGTATTCTTATAGTAAATATCATGATTACCTATAAGCATATGCATGTGTACGTTCCTCTCTTGTAGAGGAGTAAACCACATCTCCTTTGCTGCATCTAGAGAATGGAAGTTTACATATTTTCTTCTATCAAATGTGTCACCTAGACATATGATAGTATCTATTTTATGTTTATCGATGTAAGGAAGGACAGTTTCACCATAGAATTCTCTGTATCTATCGATATAGTATTGGTTGTCGTTCCTTACTCCGAAGTGTTGATCAGTTATTAACAGGA